CGGTAAACGACTTGCCTTTCAGTCCTGCCGGCGTATGAACTTGCTTCCATGCTGTCGTTACGCCAATCTGAACGGGGGTAGCGGCCGAGCCGATAAGGTGCTGACACCACCAGCCGAATTTCTGCATATAGATCGGAATCTCAATCTTGCCGCTCGCGGTCTTTCGCGCGATGCCCGCTAGATTGACATCCTTAAAACGAGAGCCGGCCTGAAGTGCCATGCCTTCGATGTAGGACGGCTGAAACGTCAATTCTGAGCTATTGAACGGCCAGAAGTGATCGACAGGCGTCGCAGACGTGCCTACCGTTGTTTCTGTCTTCGTTCCTAGCTGTGAGTCAAGCCCCGAACCGGTAGCCATTACTTATCACTCTTCTCAGCCGACGACGACGCCGCGCTCTCGTCGGATGCGGCAGAGGTCGATTTCTTCGATGCCGTCTTCTTTTCTGCGCCGTCTTGCCAAAGCGTGTCCGGCCAGACGGTTGATTCGGCGAGTTCGTCAGGCACGACAATTGATTCGCCCTGCTTTACTGTGCCGAGTTCGATACCGGCCACGACGACGCGCACGGCTTCGTCTGGACCGACATAACGCATTAGCATTCGGTCACTTTCCTTAAATGAGATTTGCTTCGCCGGAAATGACGAACTGAACGTGAACCATCGCGCCACCCGTTGTATTGAGAACCTGAGTGCCCGTTACCGCAGAAACGAGCATGTTGTATATCTCGTTCGTCGGGTGCTTATTGCCGGCTAGGTAAGTGCCGACGTCTTGGATAATCGACAGAGCGCTCGCGCGAGCCGTCGATATGCTGTTAGCCGTCGCTATGCCTACGGCGACGCACGGGATATCGAAATGCTCATCTCGCGCTATCTGGCCTAGGCCGCTGAATTGCTGAGTCATCGCAGCGCCCGATACGGGGTTGCCTGAGTCGTCTAGGGTCTCTGCGCCGATGACGAGATATTGACTCACTCCTCTTTGCGGGCGCTTTGACGGAGGTCCGTCGAAAACCTGATAGGTAACGGCAGACGTCATGCCGGCGACGACGCTCGTAATCGCGTCGCCGATCGCAGTCGTTTTCATCAGGCAAACCCCGGCATCGCTTCGCGTTCCAATAGCGCGCGAGCATGAGGCGGCATGTCATACGAATTGAGCATCTGCTCATAGCGCGCGGTATCTTCCGGCCCCGGCTCTAGGGTGCCGAAACCGTAAGAGCGCTGAGTCGCCCACAAATCGAGAATGATCTCTTTGACTGCTAGCTGAACTCTTTGCGGAATGACAAGCCTGCCCGCCGTGTAAGTCGCTTTCCACGGTCCCCACCAGAAGGGAATCAGGTCCGCGGATTCAACGGTTCCCGAATCCGGGTAGACGATCAGGTTAGAGACTGTCCAAGAAGGTCCGCCGGCGTAGACAGACGTAATCGACTGAACGGCCGTGACGCTGACTAGCGGGGCATGCGGCAGGCGTATCACCTGCCGCTCGTAACCCGGCACTCGCTCATCTGTGTACGTGCGCTGAACGCACGAGCCGACGATCCCCTCAGCGAGTTCTGTCGCCGATGCCATGATCTGACGCAGAATGTCATCTCGCGACGTGTCGCCGTCGTTAATGAACGCTCGCGCCTCATCGATGCCGACGATCGATCGGAAGATATTTGAGTTCAGGTAATCAGTGCGGCTCGTCGTCGGCGCTGTCGTCGTCCAGACGAGTACGTGCAAGCCTTCTTGAGTCAGCGTGTAATCGCTGTGAAACGTCCCGAGACTGTCTCTGACGACGCTAGGCGTCGCCGTCGTCTGATCTGGCAGCGTCACTGTTAGAACGTGCGTCGCTGGATCGACAAGCGTGCCTGTCGCATCTGTGACAGTCAGAGTCGATCGGTATTGAGAGCCGACTTCGACCGACATTCGTTCTCCTAAAGAGCGCGACCTGATATCGCGCTATCTGGCGCGAGAGATCTCGCGACGTTTCCGGCTGACGTTGTTCCGCTCGCCGCTGACGAGTCAGGCGCGTTTCCCGTTCCGGCGCTCGCGTCCAGGTCTAGGCCGCCGATTCTCGTTTGCCCGTAGGTCGCAGGAACGACTACAGAAGGCGCTGAGATCGACGCAGGCGCGTTTACCGAAGGCGGGGCGGCTGTTGAGCCGGCTCGCAGGATCGGAGCGTTTACGGCGCTCTGAGCGCTTACGACTGGCGGAGCCGGCCGAGCGCTCGCCGACGCTGCCGGCGTCGGAATGCTCGTGCTCGCTGAGACAGTCGCAGGCGTCGCGAGAGCTGAGCCGCCACCAGAGACCGCGGGAGTCGGAATCGACGCTGAGCCGGCGACTGCGCCAGGCGTCGCGCGAGAACTCGCGCTCGCTGCCGGCGTCGGTATCGACGCAGCAGAGCCGACGACTGGCGGCGCAGCCTTGGAACCTGCCGACGCTGCCGGCGTCGGAATGCTCGTGCTGCCGGCGACGACGCCAGGCGTCGCCTTGCTGCTCGCGCTCGCAGCGTTGCTTGATATCGATGCTGAGCCGCTGACGACTGACGGCGATGCGAGAGAACTCGCGCTCGCGACAGGCGCAGGAATTGAAGTCGTCGCGCTGACGACGCCAGGCGTCGCTGTCGCATTCCCGCCGGCAGTTACGCCAGGCGTCGGAATCGACGCTGAGCCGGCGACGACGCCAGGCGTCGCGATAGCGCCTGCCTGAGCCGTAGGCGTCGGAATGCTCGTGCTCGCGCTGACGACGCCAGGCGGGGCGCGAGAACTCGCGCTCGCGACGTTGCCTGATATGCCGGTAATCGACTGGACGACTGCCGGCGTCGCTACTGCGCTAGCCGACGCTGCCGGCGTCGGTATCGTCGCTGTCGCCTGAACGACGCCAGGCGTCGCCGTAGACGACGCAGAAGCGCTCTGAGCCGGAATGCTGGTAACTGCGCCGACGACGCCAGGCGTCGCCGTAGACGACGTTACAAGCGCCGGCGTAGGTATTGACGTCGTTGCCTGAACGACGCCAGGCGTCGCCGTAGCGTCGCCTGATGGCGAAACGGGCGAAACTGTTTGCTGAATGCGGCGGAACTTGCGGCGATATCTCTTGCCGCCGCGCTGAACTTGACTAGGCGAGCTAGAGCCGCCCGCGGGCGGCAATACCTCAACAGCGACAACAGACCAATTATCGGATGATCCGTGCGTCCATGTAATAGACTGATTGCCGCCGGCGCTGGCTATTGTCGCGCCTGCGCCGTTGTCTGCGCCCGTGTTTGCGCTAGTGCTAATTGACCAGCGAACGGTACCGCCAGTAAAACCCCACGTGCTACCGACTGCGCCATGAGCGGCAGCGCTGACAATCAGGCCGCCAACAGTCGTCCCGTTTACCGTGACGCTGATTGACGTGCTGCCTACGCTGTCAGAGCCGGTAACTGGCGTGCCGAGCGAGCCGGCATTAGCAACGCTTATCGACCCGGCGTTATGGTTATTAGCGTCGGAAAAGGTTACCGAAACAGTATTAGTGCCGGTCGGGCAGGTGGGGCCAACCAAACCCCACATTGACAAGCCGCCGCTAGCGGTAGCAAAACCTATCTTGCTGAGCGCTACGCCGCCATATGTCACGGCGGTAACAGTGTCGGTGCTGCCGCTGAAAACCGTTATGCCGACAAAGATGCCGTTTCCGGTATTAACGTGCGACCACGTAAGCGGACTAGTGCTACCGGCTGTGCCCGATGACGACGGCCCTACGGCATCGAATGTGACGTTCGCCATGAGGGATTAACCTCCCGTCATGACTAAAGTCAGTTTTCGCCGTATAGCTTGCAGAAATGCACGGATACGGTATTGCCGGCTGTCGCTGCGCCGAGAGTCAGGTAAGGCCAAATGTAATACTGCTGATTCAGGTCCCACGTCGTTACAGTCGGCGCGGTGTTTGTCGCCGGTATCGACTGCCAGAACGGCGACGGGAAAAGCGCGCCTTCGACCTTTCCGATAGAGGCGACGGTCGAAGCTGCGCCGACCGCGATTGCGCGCAGGCCGATATCAACTTGCATGTAGAAATAGCCGCCCGTCCCTGCGGTGGGCGTAAAAGTCGCCGAAGCGCCGAGAGGAGTCGTCGCGCTGAATGTTGAGCTAGTCGTGAAAGACACGCCAAATAGCCATGTCGGGACGGTCGCCGTCGCCGTCATCTGCCCGCTGAGAATCAGTCGAAGAGATGACGCTTCGTCGCCTAGCTTTCCCATATACATCGCCGGAACGGCGATGCCGGGATATCCCTGGGTAATCGATACCGCCGATGCGGCGGGAGTCGTCGTCGTCGCTGCGAGATAGCACGAGAACAACTCTTCAAACATCGTGCCTGTAAAGCCGCTCATGTTACCTCACGGAGTTAGGTCGATTTCAAATACGCCTGTCGCCGACCACTGGATTCCGAATGTCCCGTTATTGGTGGGGTAATCAGCGCCGAACGTCACGGCGACGAACATCGCATCTGTGTAGTTCGGCGGACCCGTAGGGCCGGTAATCGCGTCTGCGTAAATGATGCAGCCTCTTGGAGTCGCGAGAGTCGTGCTCGCGACAGACACGTCATTCATGTCATATCGCAGAGATCCGGCCGTGCCTTCTGCCATCGTCGGAGCCGCCGACGTGCCGCCGGCTGCGACAGTCGAAAGCAGAATTCCGCCTGCCGCCCAGCCGGTCCCGCTGACCTCATTCGTGTTTGCCCACGTTACCGTCGTCGCGCTGTAGTTAATCGGCGCAGTACCGTCAGTAAGTGAATTAGAATGCAATGCGATCTTGAAGTTAGCGGCAGTCGTCGCGTTAAAAGCAGTCATGCCAGTAAAGGCGACGGCGGTAAGCGTCGCCATGATCGTATTGACGTATATACCGCTCTTCGTCCACGCCATTGGTTAATTCACTCCGATACGCGCTCTTACGGTTTCGGGGCGAATGAGCACGTCAACTCGATCATCTTTAGTCGCGTGCTCAGTCACCGTGTTATTGAGTTCGTCTGTCGTTTCCTTGACGCGAGTGCCGTCGCTGCGCCGGTACTCAACGACACGAGGTCGCGATCGGCCGCGCGAGAGATAGCCGATAGAGCGCAGCTTTTCTCTGTCGATAGGCGTGCTCACGTCTTGCTCTTCTCTGGCGCGCTGCGTCCCCTCGGCGCAGTAGACGAATCCTTGGAAGCCGGCTCGCCCTTGCTCGCCGGCTCAGAGATCGTGAAATCGCCGGCCTTCTTGTTCGCGTCGCTGACCTCGGCCGACTTCACATCGGCCGACTTGCTGTCAGACGCCTTCGCGTCAGCCGACTTATCATCGGCCGTGCTCTTCGGCGCTTCTGATCGCGCCTTCGGCTTAGACTTGCCGTCGTCGCTCTCGTCGTGCCCCGCCAGGCGAAGCTGTTCGCTGAGTTCGTTGATCTTCGCTTCGTCCGCTCCCTGCTTGCGCAGATGATCGCGCTTGCGCAGAAGGGCGGCGATAGCCTCTTTAATAACTGAGTCTGCCATTTTTCCAGGTCACCCCAACGGCGTGATATCGATAGTGTTCGTGACGTTCGTATTCGACGTGATCGCGACGCTCAGGTAACGGAATGGCGGCCCTTTCGGGACGTATTTGATAACCGTGCCGGCTGTCGTAATGGTAAACGTCGTGTTAGAGATTGATCCGGTCGAAAGATAGTCTGCGTAATTGACCGGCGTCCAAGTCGCCTGATCCGTCGATCCCTGAATCTGGTAAGTCGCCGTCGGGGTAGCGCCGACAGTCGTAACGATGCGGACGAGTACGGCCTTATTAAAGAAATTGCGGCCGTAATCATAAGTCGTCGTCGTGAGATTGCCAGTCTGCGCATTCGCGACGACGGTACCGTTAGAGTAATCCCACAGAGTCGGATCAGCGCCATTCCAGCGCAATTGCTGCTGAACTTCATTGATCTTCGCCTGTTGCTGCGTCTGAATTGCAGCCGGATTCTCGCGGAAGAGTGCGTTCTCGACCCTGAGAAGCTGAATGTACTCTGATGCGATCATTTACCCTCTGCTTTCCTGTGTAAAAGGCTCTCGCCTGAGAGCCGTCACGAAGACGGCTCTCAGAGCGAGAAAGACAATCCGATAAGGATTAGCCAGGGAAGACAGGAGTAACAAGTCCAGTGCCGGAAAGCGACTGAACGGCGTTCGCATACCGCGAGAAAGTGTAGGCGTAATAGCCGTAAACGACCAGCAAGACGCCTAGCTGCGGCGCATTCGGCTGCTCAGCGCGAATGTACGCCGGCTGATTCGGGTCTTCCCAGAGGTGACATTCGCGCTGCGATACAACGGCGACGCGATCTTCGTTCGTGCCTGCCCCGAGGTTAGTCGGAATGTTGTTATCGACAACAACGGCGAGACCGTTCGGAAGGACGCCGCGCGGACCCTGATTGTAAGCGTTGTTATACGCATATCCGAAAGCGTTGTTATTCATCGTCTGCGACGGATTCTGGAAATTCAGCATCTGCCAGGCGGTAGACGTCTGGCTAGAGAACCAATACCAGCGACGCGAATGCATGACGACGTGCGTCGGCTGGCCCATGGCCAGAAGAGACGACTCGACACCGCTCGCAGCCTTCGTGATCTGACTGTAAAGCTGAGCGCCGGTAGGAGTGCCCTGGGTCCACGTGTTAGCGTTAGCAACGGCCAGAAGGCCAGTCGAAGCCTGATTGATAAGCTGATTATCAAGGTCCGTGTTATACCGGGCGAAAAGATCCTGCAAAAGAACGTCTTCGATGCCGGTACCTCGGTCAATCGCCTGCCGAGAGATGTTCTGGAATCCGGCGGCAGTCTGAACCGGAATGGTCAGCAGAGTATCGTCTGCGCTCTGCGCAGAGACGCTAGTGAGCTGCGTCGCCTGAAGGCCGGCGGTGGTCGCGGTAGTCACCTGCGAGATGTTGACAGACATACCGTCAGCCGGCAGCGTGTGCTTATTCGTCGCAGCGTCGGCAAAAGGCCGGAGGTTTGCGACGGCAGGCGCAACCATATCGACTAGATACTGAGGAACGGTCAGACCGGCCCAGTTAGTAGTCGTTGTATCGCCGGCGGCTCGCTGGAGATACGGACCACGTTCTACTCGCTCTTCCTGCATATGCCGAGCAAGACGGCTTCCGGCGCCGACGTCACCATAAAGGAACTGACGCGAGACGTCGGAAAGAAACTGCTTTCCATTCGGGTCGGATTCCTTATTGTAAACGCGCTCTTCGCGACCGACGCGCATAACTTCGTCATACGCAGGCTTGCGATTAGTAGCGCCGGCATTGGTGCGCCGAACCTGGTCTAGACGTGCCTCGGCTTCGGTCTCTTCGACTTCCACCTTCTTAGCTCGCGCAAGCTTCTGCGTAATGCCGGCCTGCTGAGTCTTCGCAAGTTCAATCATATTGAACAGCTCTTCGCAGCGAGCGTCTTCCTCTTCGGAAAGAGCGCTTCGCCCTTCCTGCTGAGCCGAAGCGAGAATGACTTCGATTTCCTTGCGAGCCTTCTGCTCGCGCTTTTCCGCGGCCTCTCGCTCAACTTCGATACCCGCGATGAGTTCCTTAATAGTCGCCATTGCGACATAACCTTTCTAGGATGAAAGAATGATGATGAAATGACGCAGAGAATCGCGGGTCTGATTGCCTGCTGAATGCGTCGTAAAAGCCGGTCTGACTGCCGGTACCGCTTGCGGTCTGACTGCCGCTAGCGTCGTGCTAGGATTTAAGTTCGCGCCGGGGCTGACGCTGCTTTTCTCTGCGGAATGCGGAGAGCGTCAGCGCCCGGATTAGTCGTCAAGACGAGTGCGCCAAAGCTTTAGAGACTTGCCAGAGCGCGTCGCGCTGACAGGCGCGCTCTCGTGCGCCTGCGCCGGTCCGAGCGCGTCTAGGCGGCCCTGAATGCGATCTAGGGCGGCTCTGGCGACGACGACCGGAACACGTTCGATATCCTCTAGCCAGTCGGCCGAGCGAGCGGCGATGCTCGTATAAGGATTGGCCCCGTAGTTAACCGCGCTGACGTCACCTCGGTTAATGTCGGCTTCGGTGATTCGGAATTCGTCCCAATCGTCATTCCATTCGCCTTCGTTCAGCATGAAAGCGAATGACATTTCGTCCACTAGGCCATCGGCGATAGCGCTCGCTAGGTCGCGCACATCCTGACGATCGGCATTCAGGAATGCTTCGACCTGTAGGCCGGTCGAATCCTTCTGCAAGACGAGAGAATTGTTCGTCGTGCGAGCCATGGTGACGCCTTTATGGTTCACCAGGAATGCGACGTCAGGCCCTTTCGATAGCGACTTGTCCAGCGCGCCGAAATCAACAGATTCCTTATACGGGCCGAACATATCCCACATCTCATATTCACGGTTAAAGACAGTCGCGTAACCCTCGACCTCGTAAACCTGGCGGCCGTCTTTAGTCGTCAGCTTCGCGCGCATCTCACTCGGGAAATGCTTCGTTCGCAGCGTCCCGCCCGGAATCTCACGGCCGAATTGCTCGGCTCTGGCCGCTCGCGCTTCGGCTGGCTTCATTGTCTTCTGTTCACTCATGAAATTGATTCCTATTGTCCGGTAGCGTTATCGATCGTGGTGCCGGTAACGTCTTCGTTAACTGCGTCGATTACGTCTTGAGTAGGCGGAATCGGAGCGAGCGACGTCGCAGGAGTCGAATTGCGCTTGTTAAGCCCAAGCTTGTCGAATTCTGCTATCTGGTCTTCCGTGAAAGGCTTCATGTTGTCCATTGCCCGCGCTTCGCTCGGAGCGAGAGTGCGAGAATTGATCTTTGTCGCGATCATCTGAGCGCGCGTCAACGGGTCCATTCGCAGCAGAGCGTCTGAATTCATGCGCACGAACCGCGGTCGCGGCAAGAGCTGCGAGAGAGCGTTCTCGCGCCTGACGACGGCCGGGCCGAGATGCATGACGAGAAACTGCAAGTTACGCTGAACGATATTGGCGTAAGTCACATTCGGGCCGCCTGCGAGCGCAGCGTCGATCAAATCGGCCGGCACTCCGAAGAAACGCGAGACGTCCACGAGCGACATGCGCTGAGATTCGATCCAGTCTGCCGACGCCTTATCGCTCGCAATCAGCGAGTATTCCCAATCCGCACCATGTACGAACGGCTCTCCGATTACCTGAGACGCGCGCCACGCTTCTTTTACGATCGTCGCTTCTTTAGTGCTGATCTTCTTTTCGACGTTCTTAAGTGACGCGCGGGGCCCCTGCCCCGTGCTGAACCACTGAACGGCGAATTCCTGAACGCTCTTATACTGGCCGAGCGTATAGGCGGCATACGCGACCGGAGATAGGCCGACATGCAAACCCGGCACGGTGAATTGCTTCTCATGCCAGATCTCGGACGGATCGTAGAGAGTATTACCGATGCGGTAGCCGGTAAGTTCGTCGCCTTTGCAGAGCACGCCTACCGAAGACGACGGCTGCAAATCGATGTCTGTCGGGTAGCCTGCGCCGTCTACCTCACGGATGATGCCGATAGAGTTGCCGGTCCGGTCTAGCTCCACCTGAGAGCTGTAAATCCATTCCATGAATTGCGGCGCAGACATGAAAGGCGAGAGCGGCGCATCGATCTGAATTCGCTCGCCGTCGTCAAGGCTGATATAGCGATAGGCGTCAATCGGCATTGTCGAGATGAGATCAGCACGAAGGCGAATCGCCGCCCAAACGGCGCTATGCTCCATCGCCGTTTGTTCAGTTATATTCGTGCCAGGCGAGCGGATAGAGCGGCGCGGAACAAGATCACCGGGGCCACCGATGCCCCAATAACGCTCTTCCGGCTTCGGCGGCTTTCGCCAGAATGCCCAATTCATCGCGGCTCGCTATCTGACGTGAAACGGAATGCCCGCATCTGAAAGAGCCTCCAAGCCGTCATTATCAATCAAGCCGCTTTCGTAAAGACGTTTAATGTCGTCAGGTCCGTAAACGCCGGCTCGGCAAAGTCGCTTGATCTCGTCAATATCGAAATGCACCGAATCGCGAACGTCGTAATCTTCTTGCATCCCGAATTTCTGATATCCCCAGAGAGCGAACGTCGCAGCCATTAGCGGCGAGATGTCAACGCCGGCATTGCGCCGGTCGAATGCCCATGCGTCAGACAGGTCGCGCTTGTCAACGCCGGCGAGCGCAGCTCTCAGGCTCGCCTGGCCGTAGTGCCTGATCGTGTCGTCTCTGAACGAGTCGTAAATCTGGCCGCAAGCGTGCGCGACGTCTGTCGCTTGCATCGTCTCGACAGGCAAGCCGGCTTGCTCTAGCTCAGTCAGCAGAGCGCCGGCGGCTGCGCGCTTATCGACAATCCAGCGCTCAGGCTTCCAGCGCTCCTGAATCGCCTTCGCTCGCGCGACGATCCACGTTGCGCCGTCGCGATGATCAATCACCTGTAGGCCGACCGATTCGTCAGGCCGAAGGCCGGCGACGGCGATAGCGCCTGACTCGCGATTAGGGGCGACGTCGATAGCGAAGATCGGATGCCGGACGCGCGGCGGTTCGTCGGCGCTGTCCTTCGTCGCTTCAAACCACTTTTTCGGCACGACTAGCCAGCCATCCAGCGGAGCCGGATATTCGCCGACGCTCAGACGCTCTCGGTTGAATTCGATCTCTGGCATCGCATCGCGCTCTGACTGGACGAAATCCGCGGTAACGCGCCTGCCGAGAGCCGGATTCGCTTTCGCGACGCTGCGAGCGTCGTAAGGATCGTCGTGCTCTTTGCAGTCTGCCGGGCAGTATTCGTGATGCCAGTCGATCGACCACTCGTAATACGCGAGCGACTTCGAGCCGCCTGCGAGCGCTCGTCTGCGAATGTGCGCGACCTGCGTCGAGTTCTTGTTTCCGGCTGAGCCGGCATACCAGACTTGCGGATTCGGCCTAGCGCTCAAACTTGGCAGCGATGAGCCGACCTGCCCGGCGACGAGCGCCATATCTTCGTCGTAAACGAGACAGTCACACGTAAAGCCTCGGCCGCTGCCGCCCGTGCGAGCGATAAAGATCAGGCGCGAGCGTTCCTTACGGCGGATCTGGCGGCCGTCAGAGCCGATTATGAGTGTCGGAGCCGCCTTTAGTTCTATGAATTCCCGGCCGTATGCCGACGACTGCCGCGCGACTCGTTTGTCCAGGTCAGGCGTGTTTTCGATGAGAAAAAGAACGCGCCGGTAATGCTCGCTCGCCGTCTTGTGCTCATGCGCCGTATGAATGATCAATCTATCCGTGCTGAACAGATACAGGCCGGCTAGCTCTCGCGCTTCGAGAATGGAACCTTTCCCGTTTTGCCTAGGCACTAGAACCTTGACTTCAAAGGCGCTCCATCGGCCGTCCAACTTACGGCCGAGCCCGCCTGTCAAGACGTATTGCTGCCATGGGTCAAGGTCTAGGCCGGCGACGCTCGCGAGTTCGATGGCGTCTGCTGCCGAAGACGATATGTATTGCGGTATGGCTTCGATTCTCGGCATCTGATCGCCGTATGTGATCGAAGCCACTAAAAAACTCCTAGAAAAGAGCCGATTCGACCGATTCCGGCTTGCCGTTGGCCGTTTTTCCGGCTAGAGTCAGTCTTGTAAGACGACGACAACGAAGGCGGCAGAAAATGAGCGACAAGCAGCAGATCACGGCGGAAGAGTTCGCAGTTACCTATAAGGTCAACGGCGAGCGCAAGACGGTTCGCGCTTACGGGCACGGCGAAACGTACTGCTGGCGTCGCGTTGACGCTCGAAAGAAGGCCGAGACCTATTTCGCCGAAGAGTTCCCGACTGCCGAGCGACGCGAAGTCTTTGTCGAAGACGCCGGCGCTTACATGTACGGCTGAAAAGAAATCGGTCGAATCGGTCGAATGCTCTTGGCATTCGGCCGATTCGCCGACTAGACTCAGAACTGTAAGACAGCGACGACGAAGGCGGCAGAAGATGACAAGAGCAGAGATCATTCAGAAGGTCACCGAAGTTCTCACGCCGGCAGGACGCAGCGAAGTTCTGTTCGCAGCAGAGGCCGAAAGCATTGTCATAGCCGCCGAAGTGAGCGGATCGACAATCGAGAACCTAGAAGACGGCAGGCAGATGCAAGTCTGTTACAACTTCGGCGACTACGATCTGACAATCGCGTAAGAACTCAGACTAGAAGCAAACAACGAAAGGCGACGACGATGACTAACAAGACGATCGTAGAGAAGCTGAACGCAGTGAAGACGCTCGCCGACCTGCTTATCGCTAAGGTCGAATCTGGCGACTTCGACGGCACGAGCGATCTCTACTCAGCGATGTTCGATGGCGTAGACGCGCTAGAGACCGTTTTTCTCGCCTAGAGCCGAGACCTTCTGAGCGCTCGCCGGCATCAGCCGGCGAGCGCTTTGCTATGCCTGCCTGTCTATGATCGTGCCTACAGCGTCATTTGACGGCGAAGGCTGCTCTGCGACCTGCGTCAGAGTGAGCCTGAGTTCGCGCGAGAGCGCAGCTATGTTGTTCTCTGCCGGCTCGTTATCAAGCGCTCTCGCGAGCGTCACGGCGAGCAATTCAAGCGCCGTGCTAGGCGTCTTGATTCCGAGCGTCCGTAGCGACTTTCGGACTCCAGCCTCTACGCTGCTAGGCATGTGGTACTATGTCCACCTTCCCGAGATCAACATGGAACGAGAACACGAAGAATGAGAAATTAAGCGATGATCGTCAGAGAAGCTACCGGCCCGGCCGACGACGAGAAATCGATTCTCGTCGCCTTTCTTATCTGGCTTTATCCTGAGCCGTTGCTGACGGGAATTCAGGTAAGCGATTTGGAGAATCGCGTCAGGGCCGTTCGGCTCGGCATCGGAGAGATTAAATGGCCGAAGCCTTACCGGCGCTCGGTCCGCGGAAAATGCCTAGGGTGCGGCGGCGATATCTGGATAGGGCCGGAAATCAATAAGGTCCGCCAGCAAAGACGATCGCAGGGCATAGACGACGCCGTTTACTGCCTTATGTGCTGCGTCGTCGTCTTCGGAGTCGATCTCGTAAATATGCAAGTCACATCGCTCACGAGAAAGAAGCCGGGAGAATGACACAGAAAGAGTTTGAAGAGCTGTTTATCGAGTGCTCTGCGAAGGTCATAGACCTTCTCTACCCGAAGAACGAGACTGCCGCGAGCGGTGGCGCTGCGAGTCCAGGTCGTGGCACTGCGATGCTGGAATCCGGCGCGCTCTGCTGCAAGCTGACAGACGCGCTACGCGAGCGCGGCATTATCTCGGGTGCGTCAGATGAGACAGCGGCAATTCCCGATAAGAACGTCTAGTCTCTGGCCGATAGCTGCGACTGTTGTTACCGTCTGGACTACGGCCATACATTACAGGTCGCATACGCCGCTATGGACCTATGTTCTCACCGTCGAATTCATAGTGACTCAGGCGTATATCGGATGGGGAAGGATTCACGCCAATGAGGCGAAATTCATCCTGACTCTATCCCCGAAGAGAAAGAAGAAAAGAGATGACGCTAGAAAGGCGCTTGCCTGCCGAGGGGATAACCCCGCCGATGATCCAGCAGACTCATATATGGATCGATCCTGACGCTAGGCCGCATTTTTACGGCGACGCTAAAAGCGTGACAATCACCTTCGGCGGAACTCAGATCTGCTGGAGAATCGATATCGACCCGGCCAATTATGCGGCGCTCAAAGAGGCGATAGCAAGAAGCGAAGACGCGAGAAAAGACCTGCCGCCCGTCGTCGGCGCATGGCAGAAATTCAGGATTCGCCGGCGTCGGTGGTATTACCTTTGGATTCGGTAGGCGAGTGAGGAAATCATGGCACAAAGGTCAAATGCCAATACGGCAGAGAAGTATTTCGCTGAGATCTCGACTGCGCAATTTACCTGCCTGGCTTACAGTCACGTTATGCCGGTCCTGATTCCCGGCGAAAGAATCCCGCGGGGCGTAACCATGGTACCGGATATGCGGCTCGTCGGGTGCATGCGCATTACCGAGCACTGCCTACGTGACTGCGATGTGCATCGCATCTCAACGACGCTGCCGGGATTCCGGTTCAACAAAGACGAGGATTATCAATACGTCTATGGCGACAGGTGGGTTCTCCGGCCGGATAATCTCATTCTTACGCCGCGCGACTTCCGGGCCGAAATCTACCGTCGGGCGCGCTGGGAATGAGATACGTAGGCGTAGCAGACGACCTTATCTTTGCCGCTACCGGCGACAAAGTAGCGGCAGAGCATCTGAATGTGCCGCTCGCCTTCGGCGACCTCGGCGAGATCGAACTCGATCTCGCCAGCGACAGCTATCGCAGAATACGCGAGATGCTAAAGCCGATATTCGCAGCACATGCGGCAGCGAACGACCTAGAGCCGAAGGCGGCTGTTGCCGAGTCCAGCGCCAAAGAGATCGCAGCGCGCGTGACGCCGGAAACGAAGCATACGGACGGCGCAGCGTATAAAGCCGCTCTGCGCACGTGGGCGGCGAGAGTCGGCCGACTGGATGAGATAAAGAGGTATTACTACCCGGTCGGCCTATGCAACGATTTCGATGCGTATCTTATGCGGAGAGGCGCGTTAGAACGATGGACAAGCTAGAGAAATACTGGCTTACAGGAACAGACGAAATAGAGATCACACGCGAAGACGGCGACGTTCTGATATCTGCGCGCGATCCTGAATGTCCTAACAACTCGCTAGAAGTTCTGATCTCGTCGGCGCTCTTCGGCAAGCTGCGCGCAGCTCTCGACACAGCCGAGGGATACGGCGCAGGCGGCGCGTTCGTGACGAGAGACAGCGAGATATGAGCGTTCCGCCTCACCCGTGGCGAGAATGCCGGCCGGTCGTTCTCGATCTCAAGGGAAATGATATCGACGTCGCTCGCGCTTCTGCCGCGCTCGCCGGCGCATGGTCTCTCGTGCCTAGCCGAGATCGGAAGCTGTTTCATGACTTCTGTTGTCTCAACATACATGACGACAATACTCATGCCGCTATCCGCCGAATCGGCGCGCTCGTCAGGCTCGCGCTAGATGGCGGATTACGACGACTTCAATCTCGCGTATGACAAAGAAGGCAAGCCGATAAGCGTTTGGGAGTGGGGACGCCTAAAGGAACTCAAAGACTATTACCGCGTAGCGCAGCACTGGGTAAAAGGCTGGCATCTCTCGACAGTATGGATCGGCATAGATCACGCCTTCGGCGACGGTACGCCGCTGATCTTCGAGACGATGATCTTTGCGCCGACAGATGCCGACTACGGCGGCGATAACCCGCTGCATCGGCATTATGCCGGCTACTGCGAGCGCTACACGTCCGAGGCTGCCGCGCTCGCCGGTCACGATCGTCTGCTCGAAGAGCTGCGCGACGCGCTGAGCGCGTCTCTGCGCGACGTGCTGACGTTCGCTGACCTGTCGGCCTACGCTGAGTCCGCGAGAGCGCCTGACGATCTCTCAGCGCTCGCCATGCACGACGACGACGAAAGAGGCGACGACACGTGAACCGCGGACCTGATCCGCCTGCCCGTTCGGCTGGTCCTGGTCGCGACGGCCGAGGCCGCTCGTGCGAACGGGACTGCGCGATGACTGCGCCAGCCGATACCGGCTTTGAGCGCTGCAACGTCTGTCATCTGTGCTCTGACTGCTGCGCAGGTCATACGGACGACGAGCGCGAAGCTATGGCGCTGATTGAGCGCGGCTCGCTCGGCTCGCCTGGCGCTCGCGCGATACGCGCTAGGTCCGTGCCGGCTGTTACGTCACGAATCCTAGACAAGCATGGGCAATACAAGATGAATCCGACCGATATGTGAAAGAGACGATGACGCCTTCACCTAATACGATCGCAGTCGATTACTCGCCTTTGGCGGTAATCGCCGTTCTCGCGATTTTCTTCGTCTGCGCTGGCGGCCTGACTGCCGCCGTCGTCATCATTCGCCGACGAGACGGGAAGAGCGAAGAATGAGAATGCCGTTTGAGAAGCTGATTGAGCTAGTCGCAGCTCTCAGCGAAGACGAAACGCGCTTGCCTATTGGCGTGCTCGCCGATCGCTGGCACGAGCCGTCAGAGCGGATCTCAGACGCGATAGAAGCGCTTCGCGTGCTTTACGGCGAGCGCACTTACATACCGATAGAGATTCCGCCGGCAGACGTCATCTTGCAAAGGCAGAGATACATAGCAAGCCAGATCGAAGGCGGCTGCTCGTGCCATCCTGACGGAAAACACCGGGAAGCCTGATGCTGCTCGCTTCCGGCTGCGTTTACTCTCTTATTCTCGGAATGCAGATATGGGCATTCAGCAACGACCGCGGATTCTGGTATTTCTATTTGCTGATGACGGCGATAGTCCTGCTTGTCTCCGAATATCAGCGGCAATTCAACGCGCAAGATGCGCCATACGAGACTTACGCCTACGTCGTTATCTGGCGAAAGATCAGGAGGGTAATCAGGAAATGACGATAGTCCACGTTCAGGTAAGGGACGCGAAAGGCGACCCTAGCGAGCCGCTGTTCGCTGAGTACCTAGAAATACCTGATGCGGCAGACGCGAGCGAGATCATACGCGGCGCTCTCGCGCAGGCATTCTTTACGCACGGAGTCAAGCGGGCACCGCGCGACGTCTTGCCGCTCGCGAGAGATACCGTGATATCCCTCTACGTCGATAAGAGGCTATCGACAATAGAGATAGGTGCTGTGTATAACTGCGGCAAAGAAGCTGTCTCGCGCTTTCTGAGAGCGAACGACGTACCGATGAGGCCGAAGCATCGCAGGCGTGTCGAGCCGACTCAGCAGCAGCGAGAGCAAGTTCTAGCGCTCGCTCAGGCGAAGGCGACGCGCGATGAGATCCTGACGAAGACAGGTCTGTCCGCTTACTATCTCAGGGAACTACAGGCCGAATACGGAATCAAGCTGCCGAAGGGACGGCGACCACGTGGGCAGTAGGCGCAATCACCCGCAAACGCGCAAGACAAGCAAGCGCAAAGGCAAGCGAGCGAGAGCGGCGCTAAAGCGCGACCGCTTTCTTAACCTCAAAAGAGAATGGCATCCCGACGAGAAAGACAAGCCAGAAAGTGACTGACTATTACGCCGTCTTCGTCGTCAGAGGCGATTCGCTGCCGCAAGCGCTGAAAGCCGCCGAAGAGATCGCGAGCGGCGAGCCTATCGTCGCTTGCTATCCTGTCGGATTCATGAGCGCGAGCAAGATGCTCAAAACAACGATAGCGCCGAATGAGAAATATGCGCGAAAGCTGCGTCAATTGTACCGAGACGCAGGAAAGCCGTCATTTCGCGTTCTCGCCGCCGAGGTCGAATGCAGTCATTCGACTATCGCCGATATCCTGAATTGCAAGAGAATGTCAGACTGGCAGAAAGTCGAGAAATTGATAAAAGCACTCAACGGCAATCCCGATGAATTCCTGCCGCTATGGCTGGAAAGCGCCGATCCGAACGAATCCGAATAGATACGCCGCTGGTGTTTTCGGTGCTTTCGTGGCGCAGAGCCACGCTCACGGCGCGGTCCTGGTCGCGCTGTTCGGATTTTTTCGGTTCGGGCCGCTGGCCTGCGGAAATGGGGTCTATAGAAAACGGGCGATCGGC